AGGTGAACGACAAGAGCCGCTTCTACAATATGAACCTCCCCGTCGGGACTTGGATGGTATCGATGAAGATTGACAACGAGGAAGTCTGGAAGGAGTATATCAAGGAGGGCAAGGTGCGCGGCTTCTCCATCGAGGGGTGGTTCGTGGATAAGATGAAGACAAAGACGAAGACCGAGCAGGCGCGGTTAAAATAGCGAGAGCTGCTGCCTGACAATGGCGGGAGGCTCTTCTTCAATCATTTGCCAAAACCACTCGGGGATGTCTGAATCATTCAAGTCAGAGCAAAGCCTTCTCTCGCACGCACTCTTCTGCAAGTGGCAGGAGCTGCACATAAGCTGAAGGTTTTCGATTGTGTTTGTGCCTCCCATAGAAAGAGCTCTTCGGTGATCAATGACCAAGCTCTCATTTTCTCCACATAAGACACAACGATAATCTGACCAAAGAGCGAGAACCTCTTCTTTGGTGACTTTCCCAATATATCCGTTCGTTTTAGCGCGAGTATTTAGATTACCTGCTTTCAGCGCGGCTCTACCAACCTTTGTTTTTTGGTAGGCTCTGACCTTGTCATTATCTCTCTTCCGCATCTCTTTATTGGAGCGTCTACGCTTCCGCATATATGCGGCCATATCGAATGGAGGCATTGGCTATTGTTTGCTTTAAATATACAAAAGTTCATTTTTTTATATTTGTGAAAACCAACACAATGGCAGGCAGCGAATCAAAGCCCGAGGGCGAACTCGTCAAGAGATACATCGAGAAGTACCTCGACGACCTCAACGATAAGAGCGAACCACTCGGCAAAAAGACGCTCGCCCGCATCATTGTAAGAGACAACCCCGAGATGTTCACCGAGGACGACGTGGACAATGTCCGACGGATGATTCGCTACTATACCGGGCAGGGGGGAGAGAAGCAAAGGAGCAAGAAGATCATGGACGCGCCACCCGCTCACAGGGGTGCAGCGCAGATAAGGGGGAAAAGCATCCCCGAGAGCCATGCCCGCAGGCACAAGCCCTTCGAGATTGAAGGCAAGCGGATCGGCATCATCTCCGACGTGCATATCCCATACCATGACCCCGCAGCCATCTGCGCAGCTCTGGACTACTTTCAGAAGAAGGAGGTGGACACCATCCTGATGAATGGCGACATCCTCGACTTTTGGAAGATCAGCCGCTTCCTCAAGAAGGGCAACAAGCCCGACCTCGTTGAAGAGATCGAGGCGGGGCGTGAGTTCCTCGAGTGGCTGCGGTGGCAGTTCCCCGAGGCTCGCATTTATTACAAGCTGGGCAACCATGAGGCGCGGTGGGAGCTGTATCTCTGGGAGAAGGCGGGGGAGATGGCCAAAGCCCTCGAGATGGAGTTCGGGCAGTCGCTCGGCTTTGCCCAGTTCCTGCACCTTGAGGAGTACGGCATCACCTACATCCCCGACAACCAACAGATCAAGGCGGGCAAGCTGAACATCATCCACGGCCATGAGTTCGGGGGGAGCTTCTTCAACCCTGTCAATGCAGCGCGGGGGCTGTTCATGAGAGCGAAGGCATCAGTCCTTGCAGGGCACAACCATCAGACGAGCGAGCACCAAGAGGGCAACATCAACGGGGACGCCATCGCCTGTTGGTCTACGGGCTGCCTCTGCGAACTCGCCCCAGAGTATCGCCCTTTCGCTTTTACGAAGTGGAATCTCGGTGCGGCATGGGTTGAGGTGTACGAGGATGGGAGCTTCATGGTAGACAACTTCAGAATCATCGAAGATGCAGATGGACTCTACTCGATACGATAGGGCAGACATTGAGCGCGTCCCTGTCGCCTGCAACCTCTTCCATAAGGGCTGCGACTGCGCACCAACGGAGGCCATGAAGTGCCACAGCGTGGAACTCGAGAGGCGCAGGAAGATGGATATCTCCACCATTAAGAAGCCAAAGGGAGGGCAATGATGGGAAGAGCCATCTCAAGGGCTTAATTCACAGACCCTTTCAATAAGTTCAAGCAAGCCCCTCAATGTAGGGGTCTTTTTTTATCTGACCTTTGTGACATTAAACTCGACCTATGTCCATCATTCAGAAAATCTTTTCAGCCCTGAACGCTGACGAGAAGCAAGCGGTGAAGACCGAACTGGCTCAAGCCGAACTCAAGGAAGGCACAACCATCGAGGCTGACAGCTTCGAGGAGGGTCAAGCCGTTTTTATCATTACCGAGGACGGGGAGAAGATTCCAATGCCAGAAGGAAGCTACGAGCTTGAGGATGGCCGCAAGGTTGAGGTGAACGACAGCAGCATGATCGTGAGCATCGGCACAGGAGAGGAGAAAGCTGAAGAAGCTGAAGGCGAAGGCGAAGGCGAGGCCGAAGAGGTCGAGCAGGAGGCGAAGGAAGAGATGAGCGAGAAGGCCGAAGGCGAAGCCACAGAGGTCGAAGCCAAAGAGGACGAAAAGGCCGAGATGGGCGACATGGACAAGCTCCGCGAAGAGCTGCGCCAATACGTCCGCGAGGTGGTCATGGAGGCCATGCAGGAAAAAGAAGAGATGAGCAGCGAGGAAGCCGCTCCCGAGGCATCTGCCGAAGAGACTGAAGAGAAGGTCGAGGACAAGCCCGAAGAGGTCGCTGTCGAAGCGTCTGCCCAGAAGGTCAGCGCGAAGATTAAGGTGAAGCCCGAAGGCACTCGCCCCGACACCATCGACTGGTTCAAGCCGCAGATGCGCAGCACCACGATGGGCAACGTATTCAAGCATTTGAACAAGTAAGACACTAAAATCAAAAACCCAAAAGAATGCCCTCAATTACTGATACAGGCGTAACATACGCCGGTGAATTTGCAGGCAAGTACATAAGTGCAGCCCTGCTTTCAGGAACAACTCTCGCCAACAACGAGATCACCATCCTGCCGAACGTCAAGTTCAAGCAAGTAGTTCAGAACGTAGCCACAGGCAACCTCATCAGCACCGCTTCTTGTGACTTCACGGACAGCTCTTCCATCACTTTGACCGAGCGCGTCATCGAGCCACAGGAACTTCAGGTGAACCTCGAGGTCTGCAAGAGCGACTTCCTGAACAACTGGCAAGCCCTCGAGATGGGCTTCTCTGCTTACCATGAGCTGCCTCAATCCTTCGAGGACTTCATGCTCGCCCACGTTGCCGAGAAGGTAGCCGAGGAGATCGAGAAGAACATCTGGCAGGGAGACACCGGAGGCTCTGCTCCCGTGAACCACTTCGACGGCTTTGAGAAGCTGATCGACGCAGTCACTCCCGGTGGAGAGATCACAGCCGCAACCGTCACCGCTTCGAATGTAGTGGACGAGCTCGGCAAGATCGTCGACGCGATCCCTTCTGCTGTTTACAGCAAGACAGACCTGAAGGTCTACGTCTCTTCAAACATCGCCCGCGCTTATCAGCGTGCTCTCGGTGGATTCGCTGCCGTAGGTACTGCGACGGACGCACTCACTCCCGGAGCAGGCTTCGAGGGTCAGATGTACGTCGGACGCAAGCCGATGAACTTCGACGGAGTGAATCTGGTAATGTGCCCCGGCCTCGCTGACAACACAGCGGTCGCCACTCCTTCGAGCAACCTCTTCTTCGGAACTGGTCTCTTGAACGACCACAACGAGGTGCGCGTGATTGACATGGCGCAGTACGACGGAAGCCAGAACGTCCGCATCATCATGCGCATGACCGCAGGCGTTCAGTTCGGAAACTCGAGCGACATCGTTCTGTACAACTAAGAGCGAACAGATAGACAATTCAAGGGGGAGGGCGTGAATCCCTCCCTTTTTTTTTCACTCTAAAAAGACAAAAAGAAATGGCTTGCAATTTGACACTCGGACGCAAAGAGCCTTGCAAAGATGTGGTCGGTGGTATCAAGAAAATCTACCTGATCAACTTTGAGCCCTTGACCTTGACAGAGGCGAGCGGTGAGGTGACAGACATCGCAGACGCTGCCGGAACGGCTGACGTTGATGCAGTAGTCTACGAGGTGCGCCATGCTTCCTCCCTGACTTCAAACATCAACAGCTCACGCGAGACGGGCACGACCTTCTTCGAGAGCACTCTCGAGCTGACCTTCAAGAAGCTCTCCCAAGAGGACAACGCAGAGCTCGCGATCATGGCACACGGACGCCCTCACATCGTCGTCGTAGACAACAACGACAACAGGATGATCGTCGGCCACGAATACGGCTGCGAGGTTACAGGAGGCACTCTGGTGACAGGCAACGCGATGGGCGACCTCTCGGGCTACACCTTGACCTTCACGGCACAGGAGCGCACTCTTCCGAAGTTCATGGACAACGCTTTGACAGAAGCAACTTTCGAGGCTCTCCTCGGGACTGTGACTGAAGGAACAAATTCGTAACTTAGCACCCGACACATGGAGCTGATCTGCTCCTCGTTGGTGTTGGTTTATTGTTTGACAGGAGGAGGGCTCACGCCCTCCTTTTTTTATCAACACCCCCAAGCGCATCAACAAGCCTCTGAATGCTTTAACTTTGTGAAAACCACAAGGGACAGATGCACATCTTGACAAGCAGTCAGACGGATTTGCAAACCATCAAGTTCGCACCGCGCTCGATTGGTGCGCTGCAGTACCTGCTCCACCTTCAGGAGGAGGAGAGCGGCACGACCTTTCAGATGATCGGCTACGGGATACAAGACGACAGCTATGTCAGCATCACCCGAACCTTCCCCCTTTATGAAAACTTGTACTACTACCTCCGGGTGTTCCGCTTGCCCTCTGGGGCTCTTTCTTCTACCATGTCAGCCCTCGACGAGCCGACCATCTACCGCAAGAGGGTGACTGACGACCTCGAGGCAGCAGAAGGATGGGAAGAGAGCGTCTTTCAATGCGTTTCAAATCTCGTTGACCCTTACACCTCAAAGACGAGAAGGCAGGCGAATGAACTCGTAACTTCGTATCTGAACAGCGGGGAGATATTGAACGAAATCTACCGAGGCAAGGTGTTCTGCACAAACAGCACCGACCTTCAGGACTTTAGCGTTTACGACAAGACGCCAATGACTCAGCAACCGCTCGACAATACTGCCAAATGGGTGACAATTTAAAGATATTAAAGCTGGCAAGCTACACCTCCCCGAAGGTGAGCGAGAAGCCCCGAAACGCGTGGGTCGAGTACGGAGAGGACAACAACTTCTATCAGTACCTGATCGACCTCTTCCACTCTTCGCCAACGAATAACGCGTCGATTCAAGGGATCAGCGACCTCATCTATGGCGAGGGGATGGAGGCAGCAGAGGGGAGCAGCCTCGAGGCGTATGTCAATTTCATCAAGATATTCCAAGCCGAGGACGTTCGTCGTGTATGTCACGACCTCAAGCTCTTCGGCCATGCATCCTTTCAGCTTACCCTCGACAAGGGTCAGGTGGTGGGTGCGTTCCACATCCCCCGCAACTATCTGCGCCCTGCGAAGGTGAACGACGAGGGCGAGGTGGACACCTTCTACTTTTCCAACGACTGGAGCAAGGCAAAGAGCCCCAAGTTCGCGCCTCAAGCCTTCCCGGCCTTCGGGCATCAGGCAGCAGGCGACGACGTGGCCATCTTGAGCGTGGAGAGCTACAGCCCCGGGTCTGTTTACTTCTGCCCTGTGGACTATCAGGGAGGGCTTCAGTACGCAGAGCTCGAGGGGGAGATCGCGAACTACCACCTGAACAACATCAAGAACGGCCTCGCTCCGTCCATGATGATCAACTTCAACAACGGAGTCCCACCTGTCGAGGAGCAGTTCGAGATCGAGCGCGACATCCTCGCGAAGTGGGGAGGGTCATCGAACAGCGGCAAGGCCATCATCGCCTTCAATGACAGCCCAGACAATGCGGCAACAATCGACGCGGTGCAGCTATCCGATGCGCACAATCAGTACCAGTTCCTCTCCGACGAGTGCATCAGGAAGGTCATGGTGGCGCACAGAATCACTTCTCCCATGCTTTTAGGCATCAAGGACAACACAGGCCTCGGAAACAACGCGGAGGAGCTACAAGTCGCGTATGAGCTTTTCAAGAACAGCGTGATCAAACCCTTCCGGCATCTGGTAGCGGAAGCAGCCGAGAGCGTTATGGCTCACAACGGGCAGGAGATCGAGCTCTACTTCAAAGACCTTTCTCCCGTGATGATGGAGGCAAGCGCAACGCCTGCGAAGCTGAACAAGGTCGAGATGTCAATCGAAGCCCCGCACTTCAGCGAGACAGCCGAGGAGGCATGGCTCAAGTATCTCGAGGACAAGGGCGACAAGGTAGATCTCGACGAGTGGGAGCTCGTCCATGAGGAGGAGGTGACTGACCCCGACGAAGCCGACGGGGAGGTGTTCAAGTTTTTCAAGAGATTCAGCGACCCAGAGGAGAAGAGCCGCCACGATGGGGGCGTCTACAAAATCCGCTACCGCTACGACCCCAAGAAGACCAAAGACAACAGCCGGACATTCTGCAAGAACATGGTCGCCAACGCAGGGCAGGGCGTATACTATCGACGCGAAGACATCGAGAAGATGAGCAGCGCAGGAGTGAACTCCGAGTTCGCACCGAAAGGATCGAGCAGCTACAGCATCTGGCGGTTCAAGGGTGGAGTGAATTGTCACCATCGTTGGTTTAGGATGATCTTCAAGCGTAAGCAGATCGGCGGTAAAGTCAAGCCATTGGACGAAAGCGAGAAGGGAACAACGCGCAGGGACATCGATGACAACTACAAGCGCACAAGCGAGGGCGCAGCGAAGAGCGCAGGGGTGCAGAACATGAACCCCGCAGGCTATGATGATGCGAAGATGCGCCCCATTGATATGCCAAATAAAGGGAGACGATGAGCGACGTGCTATTCATACAACGCGAAGACCTGATCCGCTACACGCTGATAGGTGGCAACGTGGACACCGACAAGATCATCCCGCACATCAAGGTGGCGCAGGACATCCACATCTTGCCCATCCTCGGAACGAAGCTCTACGAGAAGCTCCAGAGCGACATCAGCGGCAGCACATTGGCGGGGAACTACTCGACCCTGCTGACCGAGTTCGTGCAGCCCTGCCTCATCCATTTAGCCGCTGCGGAGTTCTACCAGTTCCATGCGTACGAGGTGAGCAACGCGGGGGTCTTCAGGCATCAGTCAGAGAACGCGACCACGCCCTCCATCGATGAGCTTCAGGCATTGATCACTAAGCAGACGGATGTGGGCGACCACTACAAGCGCAGGCTCGTGGATCACCTCGAATACTATCCGACGCGATTCCCCGAGTACACGGCAGCGCAGGAGGACGGGATGCACCCGAATCATTCACGCAGGTCAAATCGTTGGGTCTACTGATATGGCGAATTCAAACAACTGGGGCGAGATATACAAGTTCACATGGTGGGGGGACAAGGCATGGAGCGCGAACACGCTCTTCATCGATTCAGCCCCTCCC